TTTAGGTATCTTGCTGTTGGTATGGAAAATAGAACAAACTATACAAAGCCACCCCAGCAAATAACTATCAGCGAATACAACCCATTTGCATTATAAGGAGACACTTATGAGTTTTTTAAGACCCAAATCAACACCGCCGCCGCCACCACCGCCACTACCACCAGTTGTAGACGAGGCAAAGGCTGCAACTTTAGCTGAAGAAGAAGTGCAAACACAGCGCCGCAAGCGCAGAGGCAGAGGCTCTACGATTGTTGCTGGTGCCTTGGGTGATTCAGCCGCACCTGGACAACCGCCCACTTTAATGGGGTAAGACATGCAAGATTACGTTAAAGGACTTGTTAAGCGTTTTGATTATATTAAGGCGCGGCGAGATAACTGGGATACGCATTACCAAGAGTTAGGCGATTACATGCTGCCGAGAAAGGCAGATATTGTAAAGAAGCGTTCTCGCGGCGAAAAGCGTATGGAACAAATCTTTGATGGCACTGCTTTGCAAGCCGTAGACCTTTTATCAGCGTCTTTGCATGGTATGCTAACAAGTGGGGCCTCTCCCTGGTTCCACTTAGATGTCAAAGATACAGAGTTAAACCGCGATGATGAGGTGCGCGAGTGGTTGCAAGACACTAGCACCCGCATGATGAGGGCCTTTAACCAGTCTAACTTTGAAACAGAAGTGCATGAGATGTACGTTGACTTGGTTGTGTTTGGCACAGGCTGTATGTTTGTCGAGATGGACAAGGGCCATTTGCGGTGCAGCACCAGACATATATCTGAGTTCTATGTACAAGAAGACCAATATGGAATAGTAGACACGGTATTTAGGCAGTATTCTATTACTGCCGTGTCTGCTGTCCAAAGGTTTGGCATAGACGGAGTTAGTGAACACATCAAACGTGTTTATGAGAAAACGCCGGATGAAACCGTTGACATTCTGCACTGTGTCACTCCCCGATTAGAGCGCGACACAAGCAAAGCAGATAACAAAAACATGCCGTTTATGTCTGTATACATTTGTGTAAAGACCAAGATGGCTATGTCAGAAGGTGGTTTTGAAGAACTGCCTTATGTTGTGCCTCGGTTCTTAAAAGCTACTGGCGAGGTCATGGGTAGAAGCCCTGCAATGGTTGCGTTACCAGACGTTAAGATGTTGAATTTAATGTCTAAAACTATTATTCAGGCATCTCAAAAGATGATAGACCCGCCTTTATTAGTTCCTGACGATGGCTTCTTGTTGCCTATTAGAACGCAACCTGGAGGCCTAAACTTCTATCGCGCTGGCTCAAGAGACACAATTACGCCACTAAACACGGGTGCTAACATTCCTATTGGGTTGTCTATGGAAGACCAGCGCAGGCAGTCTATCCGTTCTGCTTTTTATGTTGACCAGTTGCTTGTCGGCGGCTCACCTAACATGACAGCAACAGAAGTAATCCAACGCCAAGAAGAACGCATGAGAGTCATTGGCCCTGTTCTTGGAAGGTTGATGAATGAAATGTTGCGCCCTTTAATAGACAGGGTGTTTGCTTTGATGGTTAGAGAAAACTTGTTAATGCCTGCCCCTGAAATACTGCAAGGGCAAGATGTAGACATAGAATATGTATCACCTCTAGCTAGGGCGCAGAAATCTAGTAGTCTTAACAATACGTTAAAGGCGTTGGAAGTGTTGATGCCACTAGCACAGTCACTGCCTGTTGGCGACCACATCGACCCAGATGGATTGGTGCGGCACATTACTGAAGCGCTTGGAGTGCCAAAAACCACACTAAAATCCCAGCGTGAAGTGAACCAAGTTCGACAGGAACGTGCTGAACAACAACAAGCTATGGCAGAACGTGAAGAACTATCACGCGATGTTGCTGACGGTGCGCAGGCTGCACAGGCAGTTAGGATGGTTGGCAAGTGAACAAGGACATAGAAAAACTAAAGTTTATGTACCAAGCAGCCTTTAAGGAAGAAGGCGGTAAAAAAGTTCTTGCTGATTTAGAAGCTAGGTGTAATTACCGTGCTTCTAGCTATGTGGCTGGCGATGCCAATGCCACAGCATTTGAGGAGGGAAAACGTGCTGTTATCCTTCATATCCACAATATGATGAAAGAGGAGTAATTATGTCTTTGGAAAACACCGAACAGGTAGCCCAGCCGGAAGCTGCGCCAGCGATGGAAACCCCATCCGAGGTAGCGTCAGGCGGGTCTGGTAACGAGTTTTTAAACATGATACCGGAAGAACTGCGGGGGCATCCTAGCATCTCGCCTATTAAAGATGTTGAAAACCTAGCCCGTTCCTATGTGAACGCGCAGAAATTAATTGGTGCAGACAAGATTGCTATGCCAGTTAATCCAACAGATGAGGACTTGGACAGAATTTATGGCCGTCTTGGTCGTCCAGACACACCGCAAGACTACGGCATTGCCGCTGATGGTTCTGTAGTTACAGAGGAAGTAGCTAAAGAATACTCGGATATTGCGCACAAACTGCGCCTTACGCCCGACCAAGCCCAGGGTGTTTTGGAATATTACCGTAGCACTGTAGAAAAATCAGGTGCTGCAACATTGGAGATGGCTGAGGCTGCTAGGGAAGAAACAGTTTCTTCTTTAAAGCAAGAGTGGGGTCGCGCTTTTGACCAAAAAGTAGAAGCCGCTGCTAACGCAGCAAGACAATTTGGCAATCCAGAGATGTTTGACATTACTTTGCAGGACGGTTCCAAACTAGGCGATAACCCTGAGTTTATTAAAGCATTTGCAAAAATTGCAGATTTCAGGCAATCTGTGACCAGTGAAGACACTGTTGCAGATATGTCACAGTCAAGTGTAATGACACCAGCCTCTGCGCAAGCAGAGATTGACGCGATTATGAATGATAAAAGCCACGCTTATTGGGATAGAAAAAACCCTATAGGCCGTGAAAAAGCCGTAAAGAAAGTTGCGGATTTAATGAGCCAGATACATGGATGAGTTAGATTACCGTTCATTAAGGCTTGAAGTTTTGAGAACTGCGTTAGAGTTTGGTACGCAGAGAGATGTAGTGAATCCTGACCACCTCTTTGAGAAATACTGGGAAGTGGTCATGCAGGGTAGCGGTGAAAGCCGTCCTAAAGACAATCGGAAAGACGATAGCTTGATGGTAGCTAAAAAACCTAGAAGTGTCCGTAAGGGTAGCGCATCGCAATTAATGTAACTTAAACCGTGAAAACAATGGAGACATGATATGTCATCACAAATCACCACGGGCTTTGTACAACAATATTCTGCGAACGTGCAGATGCTATCACAACAGATGGGTTCTCGTCTTCGTGATGCGGTGCGTATTGAGAATGTTATTGGAAAAAATGCCTTTATTGACCAGATTGGTGTAGCGACAGCGCAGCTTCGTACATCAAGAAATGCCGACACGCCTCAGATTGATACCCCACATGGGCGTAGACGTTTGAGCCTTGCTGACTATGAGTATGCTGACCTGATTGACGACCAAGATAAGGTTCGTATGCTTATTGACCCCACCTCATCATATGCCCAAGCCGCTGCGGCTGCTATGGGTCGTGCGATGGATGATGTCATCATTGCCGCTGCAACAGGTACAGCCTCAACAGGTGAAACTGGTAGTGGTTCAGCAAGCCTAGATGCAACTGCCAACTCTGTTGGTTCAGCATCATCAAACGATGGACTAACTGTTGCAAAGCTAACTGAAGCAAAGCGTAAGTTAGACCTAGCAGACGTTGACCCTTCTATCCCACGTTACATTGCAGTTGGCCCAAAGCAGATTGAAGATTTGCTTGGAACAACTCAGGTAACTTCATCAGACTTCAACACCGTTAAGGCGTTGGTATCTGGAGATGTGGATACATTCATGGGCTTCCGCTTTATCATGTCGAACCGCTTGGCTGTTTCTGCCACAGATGTTCGCACATGTTTTGTGTGGGCTGAGGATGGTCTTACTTTAGGTATGGGCAAAGACATTTCTGCCCGTATTGATGAGCGTTCAGACAAAGGTTACGCAACCCAGGTTTACTATTGCATGAGCATCGGTGCGGTGCGCATGGAAGAGAACAAGGTTTGCCAAATCTTCTGTGACGAAACCCCTGACTAGGAGCTAAAAGATGACTACTAAAAACTCAGACTTAGTAGCGAATCTTGAGGCATCCCCTCAAGTCGCTAACGATGCCCAGGAACTACACGGCGTAATCCGTGTGGCTCAGGGAAACGTAGCCTTGGCTGCTGGTGATAGCACTGACGATGATATCGTGATGCTTGCACCAATTCCAAGCAACGCATCCATTGTATCTTTGCAAGTAGGCACTGACGCTTTAGGTGGAAGCTGCACATACAATGTTGGTATCTACACAGATGCTGGCGCTGTTAAGGACGAGGACTTCTTTGCTACTTCTGTTGCCGATAGTGCAGCATTAGCAGAACTTCGTTACGAGGCTGCTGACCTAAACACTACAGGCCAGAAGATGTACACAATGGCTGGTGATAGTTCTGACCCAGGCGGGTTCTACTATGTTGCCGCAACTTTTAATGCGACAGGTGGAACTGGTGGAGACATGGCTTTTGTCATCCAGTACGTTGTAAACTAAACAATGTGGGGGGCGGTCATGCCGCCTCCCATAAATCTTTGGAGGGTATATGATGAAGCCGTGCGGAGACTTCCGCTGGGATTTAGAAGTGGGTCAGATAGCCGAACAATGGCTGGGCGGCATACTTAGTGGAAACACTATAGAGGTAAAAAGGGATTTTGTAGCTTCACGAACTGGGAATGTGTTTGTGGAGTTTTTTTGTAGAAACAAGCCTAGCGGGTTAGCGACAACCCAAGCAACACACTGGGCGTTTATACTTGATGACGAAACTGTGGTATTATTGCCGACAGAAAAGCTAAAGACGATAGCAAGAGAAGCATACAGGAAACGCGGCCCTGTTATGGGCGGTGAAAAGAATTTAAGCAAGGGCGTACTGATTAGAGTTGAAAGGCTAGTAAACCATGCCATCAGTTGTTGATATTTGTAATGAAGCTATGGATTTGCTGGGCGCAGCGACCATTACGGCGCTAACAGAAAACTCAAAGGAAGCTAGGTTGTGCAATCGCAGATTCCCAACCGTGCGTGACCAGGTACTAAGAGCGCACCCTTGGAACACAGCCATTACAAGAAAGGCACTGGCGCAGGACAGTGTTGCCCCTGATTTTGGTTTTGTATACCAATATACACTACCAACCAACCCTTACTGTTTAAGGGTGCTTTCTTTTTGGGATGGAAACGTAGACAACCATATTGCTGCGTATGATTCCCAAAACATGTTTAAGGTAGAGGGCCGCAAGATATTAACAGACGAGGCCGTTTGTAAGATTGTTTACATAAGCAGGGTGACTGACACTGAGCAATACGATAGCCTGCTTTCCAGTACAGTCGCGCATAAATTAGCATCAGAAGTTGCATACGCTATCACTGGCAGTAACTCTGTCGCACAACAGATGTTTCAGCTATACCAAGCGAGACTGTCAGAAGCCAGGTCTATGGATGCCGCCGAGGGTGTGCCTGACAAAATCATTGCAGACTCATTCATAAATTCAAGGTTCTAAGATGGCTAGAGTTTCATCCATTGTAACTAGCTTCCAGGCCGGTGAACTATCCCCTCGCCTTGAGGGTAGAATTGACCTACAGAAATACAGTGCCGGAGCGCAGACCTTGCAGAACATGGTGGTGTTTCCGCAAGGTGGCATTACTAGAAGGCCTGGAACTTATTACGCCGGTTCATCTAAAGGCGGTGGCAAGATACGTTTAGTGCCATTTGAGTTTAGTGATGAGCAGGCCTATGTGCTTGAGTTTGGTGCCAACTACATTAGGGCCTTTCGTAACGGCACACCTCTAACTGAGGCCACTAAGACAATCACTGGCATAACTGCCGCAAATCCTGCTGTTGTGACAGCTAGTTCACATGGGTTCACAAATGGTGATAAAGTATTAATAAATTCAGTGGTTGGTATGACTGAGGTGAATAACCGTGAATTTACAGTAGCTGGGGCAACAACGCATACATTTGAGTTGTCTGGTGTAAACAGTTCAGCATTTACAGCTTATGGAAGTGCCGGCACTGTGGGTAAGATTGTCGAGGTAACGACCACTTACACAGAAGCACAAGTATTTGAGATTAACTTTGTACAGTCTGCTGATGTTATATTCTTGGCACACAAGGACCACGAACCAGCAAAGCTAACGCGCACAACTGCTACTAGCTTTACAATATCAGATATAGATTTTGTTGATGGCCCCTACCTTGATGAAAACATCACAAGCACAACTCTTTACGCATCTGCTGACACGGGCAGCGGGATAACAATAACGGCATCTGCGGACTTGTTCACCAGCGCCGATGTTGGTCGTTTTGTGCGGTTTCGTGAGGTTCTTGAGGTAACATACGATGAGTGGGCGGCAAGCACAAGTTATGCTAATAACGCTTTTGTTCGCTACAACGGGCATGTTTATAAGCATGTGACTGGCTCCACCCAAACATCAGGAAATACGCCCCCTGTCCATACTGAAGGCCAAGAAGAATATGGCGCACTCACTTGGGAGTATCGGCATGATGATACTGGCTATGTTGAAATAACTGGGTTCACAAGCGCCACCGTTGTAACAGCCACAGTAAAAGAAGACGATGGTGGCATATCGGTACTACCGCATAATGTTGTGGGGTCTAGTAATGCAACAGCAAAGTGGTCATTAGGCGCTTTTGGCGGCGACCAAGGATTCCCAAGGGCTGTGGCTTTTTATGAGGAAAGACTTTATTTTGCTGGAACGACAGGCAAGCCACAATCAATCTTTGGTTCTGTCACGGCAGACTTTGAAAACCACACACCTGGCACAGAAGACGATGCTGCCATAAATGTGACGATTTCTTCTGACCAAGTTAACATTATCAAACACATGATTCCAGGGCGCTTTTTACAGATTATGACTAGCAGCGCGGAATTTACCTTGTCAGGTGGCACCGGCACAACAGCCGTCACACCCACTAACCTGAACGTACTGAGAGAAACGACCTTTGGCTCTGGTGGCGTGAGGCCATTACGGGCGGGTTCCAGTACGATTATGATTCAAAAAGGTGGGGAAAAAGTAAAGGAAGTTACATTTAGTTTAGATACAGACGGCCTTGTGGGTAGGGATTTAACTGTATTAGGCGAACACCTTGCCAGAGGCGGTCTTACTGATATGGTTTGGCAGCAAGAGCCAGAACTTATCTTGTGGTTTGTTAGGGGTGACGGCACATTAATTGGACTTAGTTACGACCCTGCGAACAACACTATAGGGTGGCATCAACACCCACTAGGAGACAGTGGCGTTGTAGAAAGCATAACAGCTATTCCAAGTGGTACTGAAGACCAGGTTTACCTATCGGTAAAAAGAACAATAAACAGTGCGACTGTGCGTCATATTGTTTTTATGAAGTCTATATATTTTAACCAAAATGTTGGCGATGCGTTTTATGTAGATAGTGGGCTTACATATGATGGCGCAGCTACCACAACAATAACCGGCCTAAATCATCTTGAGGGTAAATCAGTACAGATATTAACAGATGGTTCTACACATCCAGATAAAACTGTTTCAGGCGGCAGCGTTACTTTAGACCGGCAGGCAAGCAAAGTGCATATTGGGCTGTCCTATAACTCTCTTGTGGAGACATTAAGATTAGAAGCTGGCGCAGATGACGGTATTGCGCAGGGCAAGATTAAGCGCATACACGGTATTACCGCCAGGTTCTTGGACACTGTGGGCGCAGAACTTGGCCCCGATGTGAATAACTTAGACCGACTGCCCTTCAGAGATAGCAGTATGGATATGGATACAGCAGTTCCGTTGTTTAATGGAGACAAGGAAATATTTTTCCCGTCCGGCTACGAGAATGATGCGCAAGTTGTTATTAGGCAAAGCCAGCCATTGCCTATGACAATCGTTGCTATAATGAGAAGGTCAAACACATTTGATGCTTAAGATAGTTCCATTTGACTCAAGTTTTGTTAATAGCATTGAGACTGACTTTGAGTTTCCAGAAAGCATGAGGGCTGCGTTTAACAACAGCAATCAAGTCGTAGGCTATGCCGTTATGGGCGACAGTGAGGTTATAGCTGTTGGCGGCATACACGAAATGTGGGATGGCGTTGGCGAAGGCTGGGTTGTTCTGTCTAAACATGCGCCGAGTTGGAGGCTTTCATTAGCTAGGTATGCTAGGACACTATTTAGTAGTATACTGGAAACAACAGATTTGCACCGTGTACAGGCAAGTATTCATGTAGGGAATCCAGGCGCTATTAAGTTTGCTGAGTGGATGGGATTTGAGAATGAAGGAATTATGTTTAAATTTGGGCCAGACGGTAGTGATTACTATCGCATGGCAAGGGTGATGTAATGGAACCTTTAACAATGATTTCAGCCGGAGCCTCTGCGCTTGGTGGGATTATGGGTTTCAAAGGAAACCAGGCCGCCGCCCAAGCTGCCCAGCAAACGGCAGAGTACAATGCTAAGGTTGCAGAGAATGAAGCTGTCCTTTTACGCCGCGCAAAGGTCGATGAGGAAGCCAGTTTCAGGCAACAGTCTGACCGCCTTATAGCAACCCAACGTGTCGCCACTGCGAAAGCCGGTGTGCAGATGTCGGGAAGTCCATTACAAGCATTAGCGGATTCATACTTTAATGCTGAAATGGACGTTGTAAAAATACAATATGCTGGTGATGTGGAAGAAGCTGGTAAAGTAGCGGATGCCGCGTTGTCACGCGCATCAGGCCGCGCACGCGCTACAGCACTGAAGACGCAATCATATCAATCATTACTATCGGGTGCAGGCAAAGCAGCCAATATTTTAGCGTGAGGTACTAATGCCTAAGATTCCAGTATACGAACAACAGGTAAGATTAGCTACTGGTTCATTAGGGCCACGGGCAAGCAGCGCTGATTTTGAAGCGCCAGGCAGGGCTATGGCTGCGCTTGGTGAGCAAGTTTCAAACCTGGCTAATCAATTTGGCATGGCTGAAAAAGAAGCGGAAACTGAAAGATTTTCCAATGAAGCGAAGACGTTTGCAAATCAAGAATTCAACAACTTTACGAATACTTCAGAGGCAACAACTGTTCCTGACTACCAGGAAAATGCAAAATCTTTTGCCGAAACACTACGGCAACAGAAGATAGAGCCTCTGCGCGATAAACTTACAACAAGACAGTTCAGGACAGTTGAGGCAGAGTTTAACAAGACAGTGGCAGCAAAGATTGCAACTGGCAGTCAAAAGGCCTTTACGAAACACCAGGCTATTCGTTCCACTCAGGTAGACCAAACTGTTGAAGACACGATGTCTCAGATGAGGGGATTATCTCCAAATAGCGGTTTGTACCAAGGTCTCCAAAAGAACCTTGATGAAGGATTCGACAGGTGGGCGGCACAAGGCCTTAGTATTACACACAATAAAGGAAGCTATAGGCGTGAGTTGTCTGCGAGTGCATTTGAAGTCCAGTTAAACGGCGCATCCAGCCAACAAAACATAGATGATATGCGCTCGACCTTAGAGGAAGAACGTGGTGATATGTCAGCGCAACAATACGCGGCAAGAACGACAGCAATCAATGCGCAAGAAAAAGTTGTCGATGACATAGAAGTAAACGCTGTTTACGACCAAATTGTAAACGAGTCTGAGGACACATTTCTTGATTTATCACAAATGGACGAATCCAATCCTGATTCTGCTGTTTCCAAAATTAGACGCGGCGATGTTTTGGAACTAGAAAACAACGCGGGAGAAATGATTACTGTAGATTTTAAGGCAATGAAACCTCGTAACAGAGACTTTCTTATTCAAAAAGTAAAAGCGCGTCATAACTCAGACAAGTCTGCGACACTTAGCGCAAATCTGAACTCTATTGATAAGCAAGTTCAAGACATGTCTTTAGCTGACCTAAGAAGTATGGAAGGTGATGTTACAAAAACTAATGATGCTGGCGCGTTTCTTATAGCCCCCGATATTAAAGATTTTAATGACAGGCAAGTAATTAAAAGCCTTATAAATGCTGAAATTACCGAACGTGCAAAAACGGTTATTGCTTCAGCCGTAAACGCAGAACGAGAATTAGTGGCACAGATTGACGCTGCTGATGGTGTGATGACAGACGAAATGACCACAGTGGCTGCACAAATATCAACTAACCTACGAAACGCGGAACAGTTCCAAGCCGCCGACAAGTTTGAGTTAGAAATAGCCTCATCATCTGCCGCTTCTGCTGCGTTTAAAGGTATTGAGTTTGCAAGTGTAGAAAAACAAAGGGCTGTTTTAGAAGAAAAAGCCAAGCTGCGTAATACAGCGCAAGGCCAAAGAACCTATGAACTACTGGTAGCAAAGTTAGGAAAGCGCAACAAAGATATCGCAGCAGATTTTGTTGGTTATCACAAGACCAAAAATCCTGATTCTGAGTTGACCCCCAGCCAACTTATTGAAATGCAAATTAAAATGGGAATAGCGCCATTAGATGCCCGTGTCACAAGCAACGCAGAACTGGATGCCTTCAAAGCAAAATATGATGCGGCAGAAACATATGCAGACAAAGCCGCTGAAATGAACACGTTTCTTAACAGTTACGGTGAAAACCAAAATCGGGTTATGCGCCATTTAACTACAACAGGACAGGTAAGCCTTGCGCAGAATGTAGCTGCTTCAGACCCAGCAAATGTAAATATGAAAGCAGTCCTAGCCGGTAACACAAAAGAAGGCCAAGACAGAATAAAGACTGATGTAGAAAGTTCCGATAGAGATGCTATACGAGAAGAAGTATTCACCCTTGTCAAAGACTACACATCTAGCATAATTGGCGGCATAGCTGATGATGTCATTGGTGGTGGTGTTAGTAAAGGCAGAGCCAGCCATGTCCTTGAAATGAGGGATATCATGCTAAACACTGCTGGCTACATCAAAGTTCTTTTCCCAGACAAGTCTACGTCAGAAGTAGCCAAATTAGCGTACGATACTGTTATTGGCGGCAAGTTCGTTTTTGGCGATATAAACGGTTCTTCTGTAAGAATTGACAAAGACTATGAAGCGTTACAAGAACCAATAGTTGATGTTTTAAGCGCCAGCTTAAAGGAAGACAGAGACTATCTTTCCACAAGTATCCAGTACCCACCTGTGCCGGAAGCCCGTGTTCAAGGCATGCAACTCGGCACGGCTGAGTATGACAAGGCAGTGCAGCGTTTTGAAAGTGAGTTTTTAAGTGATTTGATGCGCGAAGGAACTTGGCGCACCACAACAGACAACAAAGGTTTTTACTTAGTAGACCAAACAGGAAATGTTGTTAGAAAGGCTGAGGGCGCTGCTGACGGTGATGCAGACCCTATGGCTGCTTTCGTTACGGTTCCCATAGCAGCCGCAGCGTCCTTAGCGTTGGAGTACCAGGGCATGAAAACTGGTACAATATTAAATAAAAAAAGAAACACTATGAAAATTAGAAAGCTGTTTTAATGGTTGATGTATATATCCCAGAACAGCAAGAAGACGAGAACCTACGCAACCAGTATTTTGACTATGCAAAAACTGGAACGCTAGACGTTCTGGGTTCAACCCTTGATGAGACTTTGTACTACAATCCTGCAAATGCACTAGGTCGCCTAGCTGAACAAAAGCTGGGGTCTGGGCGTGAAGGCCGCATGCTTACTAAGGATGAGTGGGCAGAGAGTGACTACTTCCGCGAGGGCATTGAGGTCGGAGACGAGGGTATTAAAGAAGGTTTGGCTACATTACTTGCAGACAGATATGACGAACGCGCTGATTTTAAGACTACACTTAGCCGTTCCCGTGGAGGTCTAGGTCTAGGCGCAGCACAGTTCGGCGTTGCTATTGCTGGCAGTTTTCTTGACCCCTTAAACGTAGGTTCTGCCTTTATACCTTCTATCGCCACAGCTAGAATGGCAACTGCTGCTTCTAGGATGGGCAAACGTGGCAACAGATTTACGACTGGCATGATGGACGGCGCAATCGGCGCGGCAATTATAGAACCCGTTGTTATCGGCACAGCAGTCGCAGAACAGGATAGAGACTACGGCCTAATGGATAGCTTCCTAAACGTGGCAGTGGGGTCTGCGCTTGGTGGCGGTTTGCATTGGGGTGCTGGCAAAATATCTGACAGAATTAACAAGTTACCGTCCTCAACTAGAGACGAGGCACAAAAAATATCTTTAAAGCAAGCCGCTGCTGACGAGGATATAAATGTTACATCTTTAACTGATGATGTTGAAAAAACAAACATTGCAAAAATGGAAGAACAGGTGGGGAAAAAGATTGTTTATGACTCAGAAGGCATACCAAAGGCTGTGGACGTTATCGACATTGACAAGGATGGCACAATAACAATACGCGATGCGGATGGCACAGATAAGGTACTCGACACAAGTGATACATTCTCAAAGTCTCCGTATGATGAGGATTACGAGATTACTTCTCTTGATGGGGAGGACGCTGTTGCTAACTTACCAACTGAAAATTTAGACGATATTACAAGTCTTTTTGAGAAAAAAATACAAGCGGCAGAAGAAGCTGGCGATGCAGCTTTAGCGGCTAAAATTAAAAAAGATAAAAAAGCTATAGAAATAGAAAAGAAGCGCAGGGGTGGAGAAGTAGTGATACGCCCCGCAGACCCAGACATAGGACAAGCTGCTGAGGCGCAGATTGCTAAATTAAAAGCAGATATTGAAAAAATACAAAGCAATGTTGCGGCGAGGCAAAAGAAAGAGGGGCTAGAAAAACCTAAATATACTGCCAAACAAATATCTCAAATACAGTCTAAGCAAGAAAAGATAGCTACGCTTGAGTCTCAACAGCGAGAAGCCGCTGGTCTGGTGCAGACTGAACAGGGAATTTTGACCCCGCAGCAAAAAGAAAACGCAGCTAACAGTGCATCTATAGAAGGCGATGGCTTGGGAAGATTGGGGGAATACAAAGAAGCCGTGCAAGAGATAGAGGCAGACAGACCCGAAATAGATGAGATTGACCCAGCGGAAATACAAGCAGAGAACGACTTGCTTGAAGAAGATTTAAACACTGCTGAGAACCAAGCAATACTACCAAGCGATATAAAACAGTCTATTGCAGCAACAGAAGAACTAGACGCAAAAGCTGACGCATACGAAGGTTTGAGTCGCGCTGGCGCAAACTGTTTGATAGGAACGAAAAAAGTATGAGTTGTGTAGATACAGTAATGGCTGCTGCCCGTGAAGCGGGTATAAACTTGCTACAAGAAGAAGCTGACGAGATTGTCGAAGTTCTTACCGAACGCTTGTCTAAGCGCGTAGAAAATGCGGGTGAAGGCCAAGAACTTGAGTTGTTTGCGTTAGCCCGTCAGATAGCAAAACAAGCGAGGATTAACGCAGTTATGCAAAAGCGTAACCGACTGTTAAACGCCAAAGCATACGCGGAGACAATGAGGTTTGTTAAGTCAGGCGGCGACCCAGCAGATGCTTTATCGGCAATCATGGTTGGCAGTTATAAGTTTATGAAGAACGGTCAAAACAGTGTTGATGCCCGTCAGCAAGGGATTATGACGCAGTATGCTGGTCAACTTGTAGCCGCGTTAAAACGCGAAAAGCTAGACACTTTATTTAAAAGCGGTGAACTAGACGAGAAAATATACGCAGCTATGTTTGACCCAGACACATTTGAAGTCAAAAGCACTGCTGATGCAGACGCTGTGAAGATAGCAAAAATTATACAAGTGACTCAGAAGCGACTGCTAAAGCGCAAGAACAGGCTAGGTGCAATGATTGGTGAGTTGAAGAACTACGTTGTTCGCCAGTCACATGACCCTATTTTGCTTAGAGATGGTGCGAGAACTGATGCTGAGTTTCAGCAAGCAAAAACTAAATGGGTCGCCTACATGATGAAGGACGGTGTTCTTGATGCAAAAACATTTGAGAACAAACCTCCGACAAAAGAGGTGGACGGGAAACCAGTCCCATACACAGAGGAAATGTTCTTAGGCGATATTTGGAGTAATTTAGTTAAAGGAAACCACCAGAAAGTCGGCGCATTGCGTGGAGATGATGGTCAAATTGACAGCCTTGAGTCATTCACTGGCCCTGCCAACCTTGCAAAGAAACTTAGTCAAAGCAGGGTTATCCATTTTAAAACAGGCAAATCTGCATACGACTACTCAAAGACTTACAGCCGTCAAAGCCTAGCAGAGTCTGTTGTAAACGGCATCACGCACGATGCACAGTCTATAGGTCTGATGGAGGTGTTTGGTACAAACCCAGAAGCTATGTTTAGCCGCATCCTTAATGATTTACAAAATGACCCAAACATGACTGGCGTTGATAAAATTAGGAGAAGGGCGGGAAGATTAAACAACCAGTTTAGAGAAATTGATGGTTCGACACGGGCGCGTGGGGCTGGCTTACCCATAGCATTTGGTGCAGACTTTGCTGGGATTGCTTCTGGCTGGCGTATGCTACAGAACATGGCAAAACTTGGTATGGCTACCATATCATCATTTTCAGACATATCAACAAAAGCGCATTTTATTAACACCAGGACTGACAGGGGAATCTTTGGTTCGTACGCGGAGGCGTTCAGTGACATATTCAGAGGCTTTGGCAGCAGTGAACAAAAAGAGTTAGCTTACTTGCTAAACGTAGGCGTTGAAAGTTTCCTTGGTGATGTACATGCTAGGTTTGGCGCAAACGACAGCGGCCCTGGTTTGATGGCAAAAGCACATCAGCACTACTTTAGACTAAACGGTATGAATTGGTGGAACAATTCGCAAAAAGTTGGGCTTGCTAGGATGATGTCTGCCGACTTGGCAAGATACCGTGGCAAAGCATTTAGCGATATAGACACTAGAACTAGGCTAAACCTTGAACGCTACGGAATTAGCGACACTGAATGGCAAGTCATGCGCAGCATGGACATGAAAGCTGTAGATGGGCGTGACTACATGACACCATCTGCTGTAGAGACAGTAGCAGATTCTGTTGTTGAAGCGGCTGCTTTGGCAAAGGTAAACGCAACCCGCAAAAGACCGCTAAAAAAAGCAACGGCAACAATGATACAGAAGTATCGTGATGATTTATCTACAAAAATATCTACATACCTAACAGACTCGGCAGACACTGCTATACCTACGCCTGGTGCAAAAGAACGTGCTTTTATGAACCAAGGCACAGCGCGTGGCACGGTTGCTGGTGAGGCTTTACGCGCCATCGGGCAGCTAAAAGGCTTTCCGATTACAATGGTTATGAAAGGGATGTCTGGTCAGTATCATATTTCCAAGCAACTTGGTGGGAATACTAGAAGCGGCATGTATGGCCTAGCGCAGATGATGGTAGGAACAACTATGATGGGCTATCTGTCGCTAACATTGAAAGACATACTCAAAGGTAAGGAACCATCAGAAGCATTTAGTGTGGAAAATGGTTTAAATGTAGAGGTATTAACTAAAGCCTTTGTCCAGGGTGGTGGCGCTGGTATATACGGAGACTTTTTGTTTGGAGAATACAACAAGTATGGGCAAACACTTACACAAAATTTACTTGGCCCCACATTCGGCAGCATTGATGACATAGCTAGAATATACAGCAATACGCTAGAGGCGGTACAAACAGGAGACACAGACCCACTTGTTAAAAACGCCACTAGGTTTGCAGTAAGCAACACGCCAGGACTTAACCTTTTCTACACCAAGACAGCTTTAGATTACATGTTCATCTATGGATTAATGGAGAAAACAAACCCAGGTTATTTGCGTAGAATGGAACGGCGTATGGAACAAGACATGAAACAGGATTTTTTCTTTGAACCAAGCCAATATGCGCAAAGGTTCTAACAACCTTTCGCAAACAGCCAAAATACTGTATATATAGGCCAGGAGTTTAGCATGACAGTTAGCAGTACAACAACAAAGGTTAGCTACAGCGGTAACGGAAGCACTGCTGTATTTGCTTACACCTTTAAAATATTTGATGCTGCCGAGTTAACAGTAATTAGCCGTGTTGACTCTACTGGTGCGGAAACAGTAGAAGCCTTGAATACAGCTTACATTGTCGATGGCGTGGAAAACTCCAGTGGTGGTAACGTCACGTTTAAATTTAACACAGGCAATCCATCTGACGCTAACTACAGTGTCACAGATTTTAGACCGCAATCAGGCGAGACTGTTGTTATAAAGCGTATTGTGGGCCTAACCCAGCTTACAGACTACACACCTAACGACCCGTTTCCTGCTGACGACCACGAAGAAGCACTAGATAAGCTAACCTTCATGGCGCAGCAACAGCAAGAACAGATAGACCGTGGCATTAAGTTTGATGAGACAGACACATTCTCTGGAAACTTGCCTATTGCATCATTAAGGGCCAATAAATACTTGGCATTTGGTTCTGATGGCGATATATCATTAGCATCTGGCACAACCAGCACTGTTGTAACTACGCCGTTTTCCGAGACATTGCTTGATGATACTTCAGCTTCACAAGCCAGAACGACACTAGGTCTTGCCGCCCTGTCTACATTAAGCACTGTAAACACAGCGCAAATAGATGATGCAGCTATAACAACAGCAAAAGTGGCTGACGGCGCAATCACAAGCGCAAAGTTAGACTCTGCTTTATCCCTTACTTCATCCTATTTCCAAGGAGAAAATGGCGCAGTCGGTGCGGTTAGCGGCAAAGGGGATATATTTAGAGTACACCAACAACAATTAGACACGAATGTTACGATTGCTGCGGGAGACAACGCTGGTTGTTTCTTTAGCTTGGTAATTGCAACTGGCGTTACGCTAACTCTTAACGGTAACTTAACTATTGCTTAATTAGGATAACAGATGTCAGTCAGCACAACCACAACTACAAACAGTTACTCAGGCAATGGAAGCACCGTTGAGTTTAGTTACACGTTTGAAATTTTAACAGACGCTGATATCAGGGTTATTGTTGTCAATAATACCACTGGTGTTGAAACAGTGCAGTCGCTAACAACTCATTATAGTGTTGCTGGGGCTGGCCTGACTTCTGGAGGCACAGTTACATTTGTGTCTGCCCCAGCAAGTACGGAGACTGTTTTTCTAAAGCGTAACATGTCTATTACGCAGCCAACAGATTATACAGCTAACGACCCTTTCCCAGCCGAAACGCATGAAAACGCGCTAGACAGATTAACACTAGCCATGCAGCAAATTGATGAGAAAGTTGGCAGAGCATTAGTTAGAAAAGAAACAGACACTACAGCTATAGAACTTCCTTCTAATGCAGATTTAAAAGGTAAGATTTTAGGCTTTAACGAAACAACAGGCGCGCCGGAGGCTGGCAGTTTGTCTGTCGGTTCTGTGTCAACGGCACCAGCCGGAACAGATGCCTCAGTTACAAATGCAGGCACAGGTTCTGTAGCTGTTTTTGATTTTGTTTTGCCGCGAGGCACGACTGGTGCTGCCGGTCCAACTGGCCCGACTGGCTCAACAGGTTCAACTGGTCCGACAGGAAGCACTGGCCCAACCGGACCTACAGGAAGCACTGGCCCAACTGGTGCCGACTCAACAGTGGCTGGTCCGACAGGACCTACCGGCCCCACTGGACCAACCGGCCCCACCGGCCCCACTGGCGCAGACTCGACAGTAGCCGGACCGACAGGCCCAACAGGCCCAACTGGGCCAACTGGATTGACTGGCCCCACTGGGCCAACAGGGCCAGATGGGCCAACTGGTTCGCAAGGCGTTCAGGGTGACACCGGCCCTACAGGCTCAACAGGCCCAACAGGCCCAACAGGCCCGACTGGGCCAACAGGCCCTACAGGCGCAGATTCAACGGTAGCTGGCCCAACCGGCCCCACTGGTCCAACAGGACCGACTGGGCCTGACGGCAACTTTGGCGGCGCTACATTCGATTATACATTTAGCACAACCACGACAGACTCTGACCCTGGCACTGGCAAGATTAGGTTTAATCACGCAAACATTTCATCAGCCACACTAATGTTCATTGATGATACTGACAATGACAGCACAGATATACAGTCGTTTTTGCGAACCATTGATGACAGCACAAGTTTTATTAAAGGCCATTTTAGGATTTCCAATAGGCTTAACCCAGATGATTTTGCGTTACTTACAATCAGTGCGGTCACTGAAGCTACAGGTTATTTTAAGGTATCGTCTACTTATGTAAGTGGTTCAGCCGTATCATTTGATAATAGCGAAGATGTTATCATCACTTTTGCTAGAACTGGTGATAGGGGTGACACTGGTTCCCAAGGGCCACAAGGCGCTGCTGGCGCAACAGGCCCGACTGGGCCGACAGGACCAGCGGGGCCGACAGGTCCGACAGGCGCAGACAGCACAGTTGCAGGCCCGACTGGTCCGACCGGACCAGCCGGACCCACCGGCCCTGCGGGGGCTGATAGTACCGTTGCTGGCCCGACAGGCCCAACAGGTCCAGCGGGAAGCACTGGTCCGGCTGGTTCAACTGGTCCGGCAGGGCCAACTGGACCCGCTGGTGCAGATAGCACAGTGGCTGGCCCAACTGGACCCGCTGGTCCAGCGGGAAGCACTGGGCCAACAGGTCCGGCAGGGGCAGACGGAAATGACGGTTCGACAGGTCCAACAGGTCCAACAGGGCCTACCGGCCCAGCCGGTGCAGACAGCACAGTAGCCGGTCCAACAGGACCGACAGGTCCAACAGGTCCAGCCGGACC